GTTAACCAAATTCCAGCCAGAGGAGAGTTAGGCGGAAAGATCCGCTCAGCTTTTATTGCTGGTCCTGGAAAAGTTATAGTTGGTGGAGATTATAGTGGTATGGAATTGAGAATTATTGCATCACTAAGCAAAGATCCATTATGGGTAGAAGCCTTTAAAAATGGAGATGATTTGCATTCCGTTCTTTGTGCAAAAACATTTGATATTCCTATAGAAGATGTTAAAAAACCTTTTCCTGAAAAGCCTGAAAAGTCATACAGAGATGTTCAAAAGACAATTAATTTTGGACTAGCTTATGGTATGTCTAAATTCAAGCTTGCAGACACAATGGGAATCTCAGTAGGTAAAGCTGATGAGATTATCAAAAGATTCTTTAGTGTAGTACCTAAAGTTGAAAAGTTCCTAACAATGTTAGGAGAACTTGGAAAAGCTAGAGGCTACATTAGAACTTCTTTACCTTATAGGAGAATGAGAAGATTCCAGAAGTTAGAAGAATACGTAGAACAAGTAGGATCTAATCAAGGGTTTCATGATTTCAAATATTTGGGTGAAGTAGAGAGAGCATCTAAAAACATGCCTATTCAAGGTACAAATGGAGATGTGATCAAACTGGCGCTGTGCAAGGTGCACAAAATTATCAAAGATGAAAATTGGCCAGTTTCTATTTTACTGTCTGTCTATGATGAGATACAAACAGAATGCGCTGTGGAGCGTGCTCAAGAATGGAAGCATAGATTAGACCAGATTATGATAGAAGCTGCAGAAGAAGTAGTCAAGGATGTACCAATTGTTGTTGATTGTACAATCAATGATCATTGGAGTAAGTAATTATTAACTAAATTTTAAAAATGAAGAAGTCAACTTTTCTGCTCCTAGCGGGAGCATTGTTTGCAATTGTAATTTTACCTAGTTTTATTGTAGGTTATGAAAGAATTGATGCCGGCCATGCTGGTGTTAAATTCAATCTTTACGGTGATGCTAAAGGTGTAGATGATGTAGAAGCTGTATCTGGTGCAAACTGGTACTTTAAGCCTACAACTGACATCTTTGAAGTACCAACTTATGTTCAGAACGCTGTTTATACACGTGAAGATTCAAAAGTAAGTGATGGTAATGAAGAATTTAGAGTAACCACTAAAGATGGATTAGTTGTAGCTTTTGATGTATCTATGAACTATTATACTCCACAAGAGGCTGTAGTTAAGATCTTTAAAAAATACAGAAAACCTATTAGTCATTTAGAGAAAACTATTATTAAAAACTACTTACGTGAAGCTTTCAACACTACTTCTGCTAACTATACTGCAGATGAGTTATATGCTAAACGTAATGCTTTCCAGGATGAATCAGCAGCTAAGATTAAATCTATGCTAGAACCTGAAGGCTTTATAGTAGAACAAGTAGTATTGTTGAATGAATTGAGATTACCTAATTCAGTAGTAGAAAATATTGAAGCAAAGGTTAACGCTAATCAACAAGCTCTAAGAAAGAAAGAAGAATTAAATTCTGCTACAGCAGATGCTGATAAGCGTGTAGCTAAAGCTAGAGGAGATTCTTTGTCAATGGTTATTGAGGCAGCCGGTAAAGCAGCTGCTTACAAAATGGAGAAACGTGAGTTAACTCCAGAACTTTTACAGAAACAGTTTATTGAACGTTGGGATGGCAAATTACCTGTCTATGGAGAAGTCCCTCAATTGTTTAGAACTATTTCAAAGTAATGAACAAATTATTTTTTAACATTCTTGGGTTTTGTTTAAGTCTTGTTGTAGCAGTTAGAACTATTATTTTTCTATTAGAACCAGCAGATACGTTGGTAAACTTAGTTGGAGTATTAGTTCTCTTGATTGCAGTTGTTGGATTATTCTATTGGGCTAAGTACCTATTAGTAGATTCAATAAAAGAACAGGAGTTAAAAGATCCGGAAGAAAACCAGTAAAGCTTATGGGCGTTCTAGAGAACAAAGACAGGATTCAAAGGGACGCCCTTAATGCTTGGGTAAAAGCAGGTTGGTTTGGTACTATTGAAGCAGCTACAGCTTTTGGTAAAACAAGAGTAGGTATTTTAGCAATTAGTCACTACGCTAAACAAGCTAATTATCAGTTTAAAGCATTAATAGTTACCCCAACCACTGCTATCCAAGATGAGTGGCGTAAAGAATTCAAAAAATGGGGAGAATCCCGTGTGTTAATTGAATGTGTAGAAATTTATTGTATTAATACTGCAAGGACATTTGAACAAGAGTACTATGATATTGCTGTATTTGATGAAATACATAATTACATTAATGGAGATGTTAATTCAAAGGTGTTTTTTAACAATAAATTTGGTAAGATCTTAGGATTATCCGCAAGTATTGATGACAGTATTACTCCAACACTTAATAAAATAGCTCCCATTTGCTATGCTTTAAGTGTATATGATGCTTTAGAACTAGGATTAATTAGTGAATTTACAGTGTATAATCTGGGAGTAAGCTTTACAGATTGGGAATTTGACCAATATACACGGTTAACAAGTGCTATTAATTATTCTAGAGATACATTTGGAAAAATGGCATGGGGTAAAATAGGCAAGAGGAAGGAATTGATATACAAAGCAGCTAATAAGCTAAAAGTTATAGAGGAGCTAGCAGAGCATTTTAAAGGCAAATACGGCATTATCTTTAGTCAGACTAAGGATTATGCCAACTTGGTCAAAAAACAGCTAGGAGAGTCCTGTGTAGTACATCATTCTGGATTGTCTTTAAAGACCAGAATAGCACACCTTAAAAAGTTTGCTGATGGTAGGACAAAAGTTACAGAAATCTCTTCTGCTAGAACATTAGATGAAGGAATTACATTACCAAGATTAGAATGGGGATTAATTGCTTCAGGATCTAGTAAGGAGAAACAAATGATTCAGAGGGTTGGGAGAACTCTACGGTTAGATGTAGATGGCAAGCATGCAATCATACTAAGACTATACGTTAGAAATAGCGTAGAAACTGGTTGGTTGGATACTGCGCAAAAAGGTTTTAAAGTTATTAATATTAATTCAATACAAGAGATCAAATGAACGTAAGTACATCTAAACTAACACATCCTGAAATAGTTATCATGATAGAACTAATGAAGTCAGAGTATCCAGATTTTGAAAATCAAGAAATGGAACTTATGGCTCAACAGATCTCAGCTGAATTTAATCAGTTGTGTACTGTACAAGATCTAGAAAGGTATTATTCAGACAATGATTTTGATGAAGATTTTGAACTGGAGTCCAGAAGATTAGAAGCTAATTATTACAAAAATTTAGAGGAGTATGAAAGTGGAATTGGATTTAGGTAAGCTTATTAAATATGAGCTTAATGCAGATGAATATATCTTCCTCTTAATGAGAATTCTTGGGAAAAAAGTACCTGAAATTATAGAAAAATCCGTATCTTTAGAGTCTCTAGAGAAAAGGGAATTTATTAAAATAGTTGAAGGAGGATTCTCAAAAAGATCAAAATTAACGCAATTATTTTCAGCAGTTTTAGAAACTGCTAAGGTAGAAGATTGGATAGATGAGTGGAGAAATCTATGGCCTATTGGTGAAAAAAGTGGTGGTAAACCTGTAAGAGGCTCAAGAATGGATTGTCTTAAAAAGATGAAACTATTCTTAGCTAGAACAGGATACACTAAAGATCAAGTATTTGCAGCTGCACAAGCTTATGTACTTGAACGTAAACATCATAGGTACCAGTATATGACTTTGGCCAACTATTTTATTCAAAAGGATAATGACTCTCCTCTAGAAGCTTGGTGTGAATTAATATCACAAGAAACAGAGAGAGAGCATAGATTTGGTGAATTTCATAAAGAGGTATAGATATGAGTGAAAGAACAATTTTTGATGATGTATTAAATGAGGTTGACCGTGGTAGACAAGGATTAAACACCGGATTACCTATGGGTTTTAACCGTTTAGTAGAGTTCCTTCCTAATATCCAGCAATCTACCTATTATTTAGTTGGTGCTGGTACCAAAGTTGGTAAGACCTCTTTAGCGGATGATTGTTTTTTATTTAATCCTTATGATTATTTAAAAGCTAATCCAGATTCTCCTATTACTTTAGATGTTGACTATTTTTCTTATGAAATTGAGAAAAAGGTTAAGATTGTAAAAGGGGTTAGTAGAAAACTATGGCGTGACCATGGTATTATTGCTGATGTAAACCAAATTCTTTCTAGAGGTAATAACCATTGTTCAGATGAACTCTATAATCTTGTAAGAGGGTATAGAAATTATTTTGAAGAAATGGAACAGGTTGTTACTATCCATGATATGCCTGACAATCCTACTGGTATGAATAAGTACTTGTACAGAAAAGCAAATGCTTTAGGTACTGTTGAGTATGAAGTTGTTGGTAGAGATGAAAGCGGGCAAGATATTACCCGGTTTAAAAAGTATACGCCTAATGATCCTAACAGGTTTTGGATAATTTTTATTGACCATATTGCTTTGATGAAGCAAGAAAGAGGATTTAATACAAAGCAGAACATTGATAAGATGTCTCAGTACTTAGTACAGCTAAGAAATAATTATGGGGCTATTCCTGTAGTTATTCAACAGCTTGCTTTTGATAGTGAGAATGATGAGCGCCATAAAAGTGGTAGACTTACTCCAACATTAAAAGATTTTGGTGATAGTAAGTATACTACTAGAGACGCCAATGTTATTTTAGCTTTGTTTGATCCTTCTAGATATGGTGTTGAGAGATTTCAAAACTATGATGTTAGAAGACTTGGTAATACTTATAGGAATCTTGAAATTTTAGCCAACCGTGACGGTGAGCCTAATGTAAACATTGGATTAAACTTTATTGGACCTGCGGGTACTTTTAGAGAACTTCCAAGAGCTGCTGAAATGACTGATAACAGTTATAATAAAGCAGCTAGAATGTTGTTATGATTATGGAAAGGAAATTTAGAATCAAAACAGAAGAAGAATTTATCAAAGAACATGGTTCAGATTGGAGAAAAAAGATTTTTTGGGATTATAATGATGGAAGAGATTCTTTGTTAGGTGAGGTTATTAACGATGAGAATGTTTTAAAATGGTTAAACAGTACTGAGACACATTCTAGTAATGTAATCAGATATAAAGGAGCTGCTATACTTAGAAATGATTGTACACCATGTGGGCTTACAACGATAAGTCTTATAAACAAAGAGAGATAATGGACGGAGCTAGAAAAGATGATCAAGGAAAATTAAGGTATGATTTAATACCTACATCAGCTATGACAGGATTAGCTGAAGTACTAACATTTGGAGCAAACAAATATGCTCCTAATGGTTGGAAAGCTGTACCAGATGCAATAGAACGCTACTACGCTGCTCTACATAGGCATTTAATTGCCTGGAGAGAAGGAGAAGAAGTGGACAAAGAATCTGGATTACCGCATTTGAGCCATGTATTAACTAATGTAGCATTTTTGCTAGAATTAAATAACATGAAGAATGGCGAGAGTAGCAAGAGATAAATATGGTGTAGAAATACATATAGGTGATGAAGTGATTTATACATTTCAACAACAACTTAGAAAAGG